GATTTTTACACTCAAATAAAGCAGAAGGTCTAGGACTGACCCAATCAGCAAAATTAAAAACAATAGCATTAACAAATCCATTATATAATATGACTGCTGTGGTTCATGGTAAGAATACAATTAATAAAGATAAGTTTAAGAGTGAAGGGTCAAAATTAGACCCATCCAATATTTCTTTTGATGAAAAAACAACTGAATTTATTGAGATGGTGGTGGGGTATTCGGGACATTAGGGATAAACTTAATCCTTTCACTATAACCTCTAAATTCTTTAAAATTATCTGACCAACCATCTCTTTGAGTTACTTGTATGGGTAATAATGTAAACCAATTATCTTTTTGTTGTAAGGTATAAATATATTCATCATTATTGTTTTCTCTTACATCATTCACTAATTTTAATTCTACACTTTCTTTGAGGTGATTTATCAAAGTATCGTAATAATGTTGTTTCACTACATAAGCGTGTAAGCATACAGCACGAACAACTTTTGCTAAATCATTACTAACTTTTTCCGGTGGTAAATAATTCCAACATCCAAGATATAAAACATCCCAAAAATCTTTATTTATATATTTATTGAATTTAGATATCACATTTTTTTTACCTTCTATTTTGATATCATCTTCAAAGATAATAACATGAGACCAATTTAATTCTTTTGCTTTTTCTAAAACAGCTATGTGTGATCTAGCACAACCTACTAATGGTATTTCGTGAGTAATCGCATTAAATCTATTTGGTTTTTTGATTCCAAGTTTTTTAAGTTCTTGTTTTGTAATTAAATCTCTTTCTTTTCTGTGTTCTAGATTGATATAGAAATGTTGGTTCATTTATATAATTTAAAATATAAAAAAAATATATATTATACTTATAAATGGATGTTCCAAGAGTTCTACCGATTAAACAAGAATATGAAAGTGAAGGTAAAAAGTTCCACCCTAATTTGCCGGATATAGGATTAGGTGTAAAAGGTAAGGGTTCTGTATTAGTTTTATTAAGTCCACGAAATACGGGTAAGAGTACGTTAGCAGTTAATTTATACTTAAACCCCTCCATGTTCGGTGATCCTAAATCACCAAACGGTTCTTCATTTGAAGAAGTGTATGTAATATCCCCTACAATAAACGTAGATAAATCATCGCGTCATTTAAGAAAAACATTTACAACTTTTGATACTTATGACCCACAAATTATACAAGGTATATTACAAAATCAATTAGCATTAGGTGAAGATGCTCCAGAGATTTCAATTTTTATAGACGATTCGGTTGGACTTATGGATAAAGAGCTATCAATGTTAGCAACTCGTAGCAGACACTACAATATAAAATTATTAGTAATTTCATCTCAAAAATTTAGATCAGCATTATGTCCCATTCTTCGTGTGAATATTACTGACCTCGTTGTAGGTAGTCCGTTCCCAAACCAACGTGATTTGGATGCAGTAGCAGAAGAATTTGGTGACCAATTTGGAGGTAAAGATAATTGGTTAAAATTATACAAACAAGCAACACCTAAAAAATATGATTTTGCTTATATGAAACTTACCAATCCACCCGAATTTTTTAAGAACTTTGAGGAGCAAATATACTTTAAAAAAGAAGATTGAAATAAATTATTTTAAATAAAATAAAATAAAAAACTTTGTTATAATATAAAATGGATTTGTATGGTTCGGGAGCATCTATAGCACAAGCTAATTCTCAAACTGAAGCAGCAAGACAAATTAATGAAGCTACAAGGGATTTTAATAATACTTTAGCAGAACAATTAGATGAATCAAATTTAGAACAAGATGAAGATAGAAGTTCTAAGCTACAAAAGAATATTTTAAGTGGAGTAACTAGTGGTGGTAAATTAGTTGCTAAAAGAAAGGCATTAAAAGAAGGTGCTAAACTTGGTTTTAAAGAAGTATCAACTTCACTTGCTGAAAGAATGGGAAAAGAAGCTGGACAAGAAAGAGCGGGTATATCTACTGCTGAAGAATTAAGACAAGCCGCAAGTAGATTAACTGGAACAGCAGATGAAATTGGTGCTGAAGAATTTGCTCGTGGTGCTGATATTGAGGCAATTACAGCCGAGACTGGTCCTTTAACAACACCAGCGGGTTCTGTTGTTGGTGTTCCAACTCAAGAAGGATTACGAGAAGCACAAGCAGCAGCACCTCAAGAATTATACACAGCAGAACAACAAGGTTTAGAAAATGTTGCTGGTGATGTAGAAACTGGAGCAGAAGCAAGGGCAGCATTAAAAGAAGGGGCTGAAGATGTTGGTAAATTTTTAGGTAAAGCAAAAACAGTTGGTAAAATTGGTATTGCTGGATTAGGTGGTGGTATCGATGTTTTCCAAGATGTTGGTAGAATAGTGAGTGGTGAAAAAGGTATGGATGTATTTGGTTCTAATGCGGCGGCAAGATATGGTAATATTGGTAATATTGTTGGTAGTGCTTTAGAAGTTGCTGGAGTTGCTACTGGTGGTGTAACACCTATAGCTCTTGCTTTAGAAACAACTGGTGCTGGTATTAGTTTAGTAAGTTCTCTTGTTGAGGGTGCTGGTGAATTAGAATCAGCTGAAAAAAGTAAAGAAACGGCAGCAACAGATATTACATCTCAAAAAAGAGGTGAAGTATCAGCAGAAGGTGTAGAACAAGCTGTTGGTAGAACTCAGTAAACCAAACCAAAGGCACGGTCGGGTATGCTTCGCTAATTTTTTTATTTTTTTTAAATTTATTTTTCATATTTTATTTTATATTACATATTATAAAATGAGTTCTTATTGGCGTAATGATGAGAAAATTAAAGTTTCGCAGACCCAAGTTTCTATCCCTTCCACGAATGGACAGTCTTATTCGGGTACTGCCGGACAGTCGGGTCGCCGTATAGATTTTGAGATCCCACCAAGTGTAAAATTTATGGATGGAAAAAATTCTTATCTTCAGTTTGATATTAAGCTTGCTGTTCCAGCTGGGGCTGACCCAACCCGCCTCCAGTTAGACCCATTTATTGGGGGTCAGTCAGTTGTGAAAAATCTGAGGATCTATTCGGGAAATCGTGCAGTTCTCCTAGAAGAAATTACTGAATACAACGCTAAAGTTCAAATTCAGTATTCATATGATGCTGATGATAGCATGAGAAAAATGAGAGCCTTAAAAGAAGGATGTTTAATTGATAATATTGAGAATCGTGGAACTCTTGGGACTTCAGTTTCTAACAATATTGATATTAGGTCTAATCCTTATTACAAGCCAGTTTCTACTGTTCCCGCTGGTCGTGATTGGGGAACGGCTGATGATTTCCTAACTGCTAAATTATCTCTACCAATTCATTCGGGTCTTTTTGCTGATGGTGGTGATAAAATTTTCCCAGTTATGTTAACAAATGGTTTATTTGTAGAGGTGGATATTGAAGACCCAGCAAGATTTATTAAGCAGTTAGATAGTGTTAATCGCCATCGTAGAATGAAGCAGAACCCAGTATTTCATGGTGTTAATGCGGCCGGTGCGGCTTTAGCAATTGATAATGCTAATAATCAAAGTGAAATTTTCCTTGCTAAATCTAACAATATGATTAGTGTAGAAAATTGCCCATTTGTGAAGGGTGAAAGAATTGGTATTTGTTCGGCAACTAATCCCGATAGTGAATGTGCTTTAACTCAAAATGGAGCACAAGATTACCCAGCTATTACTGATATTTCACTTGATGGTGGATATGTAAAACTTACATTTGCTAATTTTCAGAATAGTGATAGTGGTAATGGCGTAGTAGCAACCTCAAATAACTTCATTCTTTTCTCTGCTGCTATTGACCAATTTAGAACTCAAAATGATGATAATACTACACAGCTAATTGCTAAACAAACTTCATATGCTGCTACTTGTGAAATTTCTAATGTAGAGCTTGTGATTCAGCAAGTTGGTGTAGATCCACGATATGAAGCTGGAATGATGAAAAAGATGAGAGATGGTGGTTCTATTGAGATTGATATTCCTAGTGTAACTAATTATAAACATTCTCTATTATCTAGCAATCGCAACGCAACAGTAAATGTTCAAGTATCGAATACAAGGGCGAAGTCTATGATTATTATGCCGAGTGATGCGAAGGTTCTAGATAGTGCTGATTTAATTGGTGGGCTTCCAGCTTGTTATGCTGAAGAAGTAACTACTATGGATGGTCGCCTTCATTCTATCCGCTCGGGTCAAGTTGGAATAATTGACCGATTAACCCAGTATCAAATGTTAGTAGATGATAAATTAGTTCCAAGTAGACCAATAGTTGTATCCAAGATTAATCGTGGAATAAGTATTGCGGCTCAGCCTCTAATTGAGTTAGAAAAAGCACTAACTCAAGCTGGTATTACACCACGCTCATTTGTTGATTACAATAGAAATTTCTTGATTGGTCGTGCTTATGCTCTTAATGATGGAGTAGCAAATCTCAATAATAAGACAAATCAGTTACAACTATTATATAATGAAAGTGATGTTGCTGGTGCTGACCTTCCTCCAACTCACAATAAGCTTCTCTACTGCTTTATGTTCCATCTCCGTAGAATTAGCATTCGCGGGGACAGCGTTATGGTTACTCTATAATGGGTCAAGGTCAAAATTAGACCCATAGGTCAAAATAGACCCATATAGAATTGATTACATATAGACCTATTTTAGGTCAAGGGTCAATTTTAGACCTACTATTAAATATGTAAGTATTGATTTATCAATCAACCCTTAGGGTATTTTCTATGAATTTTTTTTAATTTTTTATTTTGTATTTATTTTATGTATAGTATTATATAAAATGAGTGTTGCTAAGAAATATCTTTCTGTTCAGCCGAGTAATGTTCCTTCTACTGGTAAGGTTTCATTTGCTCGTGGTAACCCGATTCTTACTATTACATTAGGTCGTCAAGATGCTATGCTTGATTTATCTTCTATCCGTCTTAGTGGTGATTTAAATATATGGCGTGATGCCGCTGGAACTCTTCATCCAACTGATGCTGCTGCTTCTGAACTTCGTGGTTCTCACAAGCTTGGAATTTATTCAGTAATAGATCAGCTTGTTTTTCGCCACGCAGAAACAAAACAAGTAATTGAGCATATTAGACATTATGGAAGATTTATGGCTTCTTATATGCCCGTTATGGCTGGTATGCAAGATGTAGCTGGTCATTTAAGTGAAACAGCATTAATTTATCCTAATTATCAAGCATATCGTGATAGTGTTATTCGTAACACTCGGGCTTCTCCTTTCTGTATTCCACTTCCTTCGGGTCTAACTCTTGGAACTGATAAACTAGCTCTATCAAAAATTCCCCTAGAAATAGAAATTCATCTTGCTCCCGATAGTCAAGTATTTTATTCTAGTGATGCTACTACTGCTAATGTTTCTAATGCTTTCTATGAGTTAAGTGGGTTAGAAGTAGCTTGTGAAGTTGAGTATGGTGTTCCCGCACCCGATACTGGTATTCTTTCATTTAATTCGATTACATCTTATTTCTCTACTTTAGAAAGCACAAATTCCATAGTAAACTTTAATCTTGGATTATCTAATGTTCTTGGTACATTTGTGAATTTTGTTCCATCAAACTTTGTAAACAATTTAGCACAAGATGGTTTCCTTACATATATGCCTCTTAAAGCTCCAAATGCTGCGGGAACTGGTGGTGGTGAAGTTGCTGATTTAGAATCAATTTCTTTCCTCCGTAATGGTGAGCGTTTCCCTTCAGCTTTTGAGGTCAAGTCAGTTTATAGTGCTTCTAATGATACTCCACTTGCTGATCCCCAAGTAATGAAGGGTTTCCTATCATCTATTATTCCCGAAAGCCAGCATACTAGAACCACAGTATCTCCTCTCAATTCTAACCGCTCTTTCACGGGTAATCAAAATGCTACAACTGGTTATAGATTTATTCCCGATACTGGTGCTGCTTATGGTGTTGGTGTTCTCTATGATATGTTAGATAGTGAAGGTGTTGATTTCTCACAAGCACAATTTTCTATTCAGATGACTAATGGTCTTGATGATGGTAATCCAGTATCGGCATATTTATTCATTAAATCAAAGGTTGTTGTAGCATGGTCGGCAACTCAAGGAATACAAGTAGTTAATTAGTCCAACTTTTTTCTATGTAGAATAATTTTTAATAAATTTTTTTTTAGTTTTTTTATATATTTATAAATATAAAATGACTGATATGGCTACAAAAGGTGATGTATCTGCTGACCGCATTCCCGATTTAATTAAAGTTGGAGCTATTCCTTCTTCTTATGGACAAAAACTTCACACTGATGTAATTGACCCAGTAACATTTTCTCAAAATCGAGTTAGGTTTACTCTTCAGCGTGTAGCTGGATTTCTTCACTCTAACTCTAAGATTACACTTGCTGTAACTCCACTCACAACCTCTACTGCTTTCTATCCTCTAAATATTGGTGTTTCTAATCTTGTTAAATCTGCTGCTCTCCTTATTGGAAATGAAACAGTATGTGAAATTGATGATTATGACCAGTTCCACGCATATCAATCTATGTTTATTTCTAATGAAGATAATAAGGAACGTGAACAATTCTTATCTCAGAGGTGTATTTCTCACAAGCCAATTTATGATGACCGCACGGAAAATACAACTGATAAACCACCAAATTCAGCAAAGAAGGTCGGTTTAGATGTTGGTAGAAATCCAGTTGTTCCCGCTGCTGGTGGTGCTGGAACATTCCAGCTTCTCCCCTTCCAGCTTCATAATGCTACATCGGCACAGACTATAAGTGAAGCCCCAGTATATTCAGTATATTTAAGCGACCTTTTCCCATTCCTAAAATTTAATCAGTTACCACTATTTATGATTGAGCAAGAAGTTCATATTGATATAGAATTCCAGCCAACTACTTCTTCTCTTAGTGCTAATAATCTATCTCGCCGTATGTGTGTTGCGAATAGTGATGCTGCTTCTAATCAAGTAGAATACCAAATTACCCAAGATGAAGTAAAACTTATTTATGATTCTATTAGTTTTGATGGTGAAATAATGGAGAAATATAGACAGCAGAATCCTTCTCTAACTTTCCAGTATGTTGATTATCGCCTAGCTAAGAGAACCGGAGAACAAACTGAATTCGCTGATTTAACTTTCCAGCTTGGTGGAAATGGTCGCCTTGTTTCTAAGGTTATTGTGGGTCTTCAGCGTGATGAAAATTTCACACCGGTTTCTCTGCTTAATGGTGTTACGGCAAAAGATGTACCAGCAGCTCAAAGTCTATCTCTCAATCTATTATACAACGATTTATTTGAATTTAATGTTGACCGCAAGAACCCCGCCCTCCTATTCCACACTACCCAGCACGCTGAAGGTAAAGTGCCTATGGTTACACGTGATGAATACCAAACAAGTGGTGTAACGGCACTAACTGCTGAGACTATGGAGGGACACGCACAGAATAGTGGTTCAGTTGGTCTCGGTGGTTTGTTCCGCTGGACTGCTATTAGACCCAATAAGGGACAACGTGTAAATAACAAGGGTATGGAGTTAACTTACAAAGCAACCGGTTTGCCCGCTGATACATATACTCTCCGTGTTTACCTTGAAATGATGAAGATTGCTAAGATTGAAAATAATCAATTCTCGTGTTATTTCGCATAAATTTTTTTTCTAAATTAAGGTATAAATGTTGTATTATTTGGCGATCATTAGAGAGTATTTTGCTTCGAAGTGTAGCGATAAATACAAGAAATTATATGAAGAAGAAAAACAAAAATATGAAGATTTA